TCACGCGACCCCCGAGCGAGCAGCATCCAGCGCGGTCGCTACCGAGGCCAAATCGTCATCAAAAAGGTCGGCGTAGACGTCCAATGTCATCGCCGCCGACGCGTGTCCGAGCATCCTCTGGACGGCTTTCACGTTCGCCCCTGCGGCGATGGCGAGTGATGCGGTGGTGTGGCGGAGGTCGTGCGGTGTGATGTGCGGGAATGTCTTGTCTGTGCTGCGGCATGAACGTACAGCGACGCTGAACCATCCCGCCTGTGATGATGGGGAGATGACGTGGGTGGATCCGTCGCCGAAGAGGATTTGTTCGCGTTCCTTGCCGGCGATTGCGGCGGAGAGGTCCGGGCGCAGGAACTCCGGGAACGGCACCCAGCGTTCGCGGTGCGTTTTCGGGGTGCCGACGATGATCTTGCCGGCCACGTTGACGGCGTTCCTGGTGACGCTCACGCGGGCGCGAATGAAGTCGACGTCGCTGACGTGCAGTCCTGTCGCTTCGCCCCATCTCAATCCTGTGTAGGCGAGGAATCTGATGAGGGGAGCGTGGGTACCGCATGCTGCGGCGAGTGCTTCTACTTGTTCGTGGGTGAGGTATGCGCGCTCGCGTCTGCCGCCTCGCGGGAGTTTGATTCCTTTGGCGGGGTTCGCGGGTATGCGGCGGTCGAGTGCGGCGCTCTCGAGGATGCCGGACAGGATTCCGTGGGCACGTTTCACGGTTGTTGCGGACTTCGGTTTAGTCTTGGCGGTGCCTTTGCTGAGCCGTGTCACCCATGCCTGGATTTCGGAGTGGTCGATGCTTGATGCGGCGCGTGTGCCCCATTCGGGGTTGACGTGGATGCGCCACGTGGATTCGATGACGTGCATGGTTGAGGGTTTGAGGTGGGTTTGCCCCGCGACCCATCGTGTGCCGAGTTCGTTGATGGTTGCTCTGCCGCGTGCGGGGTCGACGTAGAGTCCTTCGGATTTCTTGACGTCGATGGTGGCGAGGAAGAGTTTGGCATCGCGTTTGGTGGTGAAGCCGCGCTTGTCGGTTTGTGCGCCGTCGGGTTTCCGGTATCGGACGCGGTATCGGGTGCCGGCTTTGGTTTGGTAGGGGTGGATGCTGCCGGCCATTAGACGGCCTCGAGTTTCCCGGCGAACTGGCCATGCCCCATGCGGGGGGAAAGATACGTTGCATCTCCTACGCGGTCAAGCATGCTTCGGAACACCTCCACGGCGGTCGGCGTGACCCCCAGGTCGTATGCCATCGACGCTGTATGCCCATCGCGGAGATCTTCCACCTCGCGATACGTAAGAACGTCGATGAGGCGCAAGGCTGCCCACTCGCTAGCGCGACGTTCCATCTTGGCGTTGGCCGGCCCAAAGATGGACGGTTCATCTCCGAAGACCGCGTGTCCAAGCTCATGAGCCAGAGTCCAGCGCTCGAGGCGCGGGGCCATGCCTTGACGGAGTCGTATTCGTTTGAGCTCGTGTCGATACTCGCCGTTGTTGGCGTTCAGCGGGGCGTACTCGATCGTCACTCCAATATCGATAGCAAGGTCGAAGAGTGTTTCCATTTAGATCAGTTCAGTTCCGCTCGAATGACACCACTGCGCAGCATCGTCGAGATCGTTCCGGGATCGGGGTTGTACCCGCTGCGACGCCTGATCTCCTTGCGGATAGAGTCCAAGACGACCGGAGCCTGCAGGACTTGCGCGAGAGCCTCCGGAGCAGTGGCGGCTTGCTGCTTCCAATGCTCGTCGATTGTCTCCCGCTTAAGTGCTGACCTGTGCATGTGGAAGAGTTTGTCGATCTTTTTGGCGGGCGGGTCCTCTGAGAGAAGGTCCACCTCAAGTACCAGGTCCGTGGTCACTTGCTGACCCGTAACGGCAGTGACGTGGTATGCCTGCCAAACTTGACCGTTTGTGAGGAGGACCCACTCCAGTCCCTCCTTGATGGCATAGGTTTCGACTTGCCGGAGGTGTCGGGCGTTGAGCTTTTGTGCTGCGCGCTTCACTTCAATAAAGGCTACGAGTTGCTTCTCGATTCGAATTCCGTAGTCAGCGAATTCTCCTCGAACGGCGAATTCTGTGGTGAGGTCTTCGAACTTGTCGTATCCGAGAGCGTGGCAAAGGAAATCTGTCACGAGGAGCCGGGTGTCGCCCTCATTGGCGTCTCGCTCGACAAGTTCAATGAGTGGCTTTTGGAACTTCCTGATTCCCGCGCGGATCTCGTCGCGGGCCTCTGCGGCCCACTTGGGCCCGGCTTTGGCTGGTGCTTTTGCTGATTCGGTCATTTAGTTCTCCATCATCATTGAGGATTAGGCGTCGTAGTCATCGGTGTCGAGGTCATCGGCGGCCTGGCGCTTGGATGCGGCCGCGCTGGGGTCGTCTTGACGGGCGTCACTATCTGTATTCTGCCCAGGACGCCCGACACGATGATCATCAAGTCGGACGACTCTAGCCTCGTGGCCAGAGGCGAGCTCTGCAGCAACCGCGCTCACAGCTGCCTGTCCCGCAACACCGCGGCGCATAGGAGGCAAGGATTCGAGCATTCCTCCAAGCACGCCGAGCCACATATCTGTGTCTTCCGAAAACTCGCTAGTGCTGGTGTGAATACCGAGCGTGTCCAGAATGCGTGCGAGATTCTCGGCCTGCGGCACGGTGCCGCGCTCAAGATTTGACACCGTCTGTCGTGACACGGAAGCGGCATCAGCAAGGTCCTGCTGAGTAAGCCCGAGTTCAAGGCGAACCTGCTTGACCTGCGCAGCGAACTGCCGGCGCTGTTCCATCGACATCGAGCCGAGACTATTTTTTGACATAAGAGAACGTTAACACGTCAATGAACTATTGGGCAATTCATCTCACTATTTGACATTGGCAAAAGTATTTTCGTCAAATCTGTTGCACTTCTGTCAAAGAGCGTGGCACACTATTTGACATGCAGGCACAAACAACGACACCGGGTGAAGCGATAAGGTCGCTTCGCTTGCTGGCCGGCCTCACGCTCAAAGAAGTTGCGCGAGGAGCCGACACCTCTGTTGCATACCTCTCAAAGGTCGAGCGAAACGAGTTTCGTCCGACCCGTAGCTACGTAGCTAAAGTCAGCGCCTTCATCTCTCGCTCCATGTTGAGGAGGGCGGCGTGATGGCTACTGACTGGATGACGCCGGCCGAACTGGCGCAGCTCACGGGGAAGTCTCCGAAGCGGTTGGCGCAGTACCGCTCTGATCGTGTCGGTCTCCCGTTTCACAAGATCCCTGAGACGTCGATCATTCTTTACGACCGGGCCGAGTTCGATGAGCTGGTTCGGTCGTGCCGGGTGGAGACGCGAGACCACTGGAAGGCGGTGGCGTGATGAGGGTCAAGTGCCTCACACGGACCAGACCCTTTGTGGTTGATCCGAATCAGAAGGACCACTCATCCGAGGCGTTGGCCGTCGCTGTCAGGGCCAAAGGAACCAAGGGTACAGCTCCCAACGCTGATACCGGTTCCCGTGTGGAGACGCGGGACCACTGGAAGGTGGTGGCGTGATGGGCAAGGCGAAGTATCGCTCTGAGTGGCCGATCTGCGTGGAGGACGCGCACCGGCAGATTATCGAGCGCCTGGACCGCGTTGTCGATCTTCTCGAGGCTGCGGCGCCTGGTAGCGTGCCTGGCTCGAATCCCCTCAGAGCAGTAGACGTGTATCAGTACGGGGCGCTGCTTCGTAGCCTCTTACGGTCGCTGGATCGGCAGGTCGTTATGACGGCCTTCGTCGGAGAGAGCGAGCCCGATCTGTTGGGCCCCGAAGGACAGGAAGTGGATCGCGTTCGCGAGTTCCTGAACCGCTGGATCGGTGCTGTCCCGCAGGCTGCTGACCTTGGCGGTAGCGGTCTGGCAGTTCTGGATGCCTTCGAGGATGAGCTGCTTTCGGCTGCTGAGCATGGGGGTTCTCCTTTGAACGAGTCTTCTGATCTTAGCGAGGGGGTGGTTTGGCAGTGAGCACGATGGTGTTGGATGGCCTGTCCCCGCGGTCGAGGTCTACGGATCCGACGACGTCGGTGGATGCGGGGAGGGCTGCGGATCTCAAGGGGTCGCAGGCGGCGGTGCTCGGCACGATCCGGCTCGGGAAGCGAGGGTGGACTCAGTTTGAGCTTGAGATGAACCATCGCGAGTGGTCGCCGTCGCGGGTCCGGTCGGCGGTGTCTGAGCTTGTCGAACTCGGTCTGGTCGAGGTGACTGATCGGATGCGAGAGACACCTCACGGCCGCAAGGCGCGCGTCTACCGGGCGGTGGTCGCCTCTGGTTAGCCGCTTCTAGCTCTTAGCCCGTATTCGTTTGCACCCGCGTGGGTGGGTGCCTGAGTTTCGTACACCCAAAATCAGGCCCGTGATGCGCTCGCAGATCGGTCACAGGCCACGGAGTAATCCAGAGTCGGGGTGGCCGCGTCACAGCCGCACACCAAACATCCTGGCGAAGTAAAACCATATTGATAACCCGAAGTCGCGGGTACATACGCGTCCTGAATGGTGAGGGCGTAGGAGAGGCGACGGCTGGGGAGCCAGAGGGAAGTAACGGAGTACGTCTGGCATGTCGGGGCACGGCAATGCCCTGCGAAGTCGCGGTGTGGAAACCGTGCAAGTGGCCTCAGTGGTGGGCCTGGTATTGAATCTGTGACTCGGTGACGGGGGAGCGCTTGCCCTTATTGGCGCATCCCCTATACGCGCGCTGCTGATCCGTTGGGGCGGGGAGTAGCGGTAGTTAAGCACGAGTCAGCCCGTGAGCCTGTGATCGGTTATGGAGGCGTAGAACCTCCCACGGGCACGGCGGGGTGTGTGTTCTGGGAATGCCCGGGGCGAGTCCGCGCGCGGCCGCACCCTGCAAGTCGAGGCCGGAGGGCACGTATCAGCGTCCGGAGTGGATGAGAAATGCGTGCCTGTGACTGATGTGAGTCGCCTTGCCGACCTGAGCATGTCGTGAAACTGCTCATCAACTTTGGGAGGGGCAGCATGCCTGTTCTTGATTGGCCTGACGCGAAGGACACCTATTACCGGTTGCCGTTGGGCATGTGTTTGTACACGTTTCTGCTCGGCCTGTCGTGGGCGTGGGTGGCTGTGGAGAGGAGCTTCTGATGGCGGTGAGGACGTTGGCTACGGGCGATCTGGATACGGAGATCGCGCAAAAGATCCATGAGGTCTTGACGGCGGGCCCGGTGACGCAGTTCCGGGAGCTGCTGCTGGACACGATCAGCGACAACATTCAGGGCTTGTATCGGCGCAGCGAAGAGGAGGACGACATTGTTTGAGAAGTTGAAGCGAATGCTCGGTGTCGAGCCTCGAGTCGAGTCGGTTGCTGACGTGAATGCGCGTCTCGCCGCACTGCATGAGCGTGCCGAGGTGTTGCTGTCATGAGGTGGTGGCATCTGATCGCCCTTGTGGTGGCCTGCGTGGTCGTGGTTGTCGCGCTCAACATTCTGGTCCGGGCGGTGACGTCGTGAACGGGGTCACGATCCTGTTCGCCGCTGTCGCTTTCTGGATGATCTGGCGGGTTTATCTGTGGGAGAAGAGGAGGGGATAGTGATGTGGCTGCCGTATTTGATTGTCGCCGTGTACGCGGTGTACACGTTCCTTGCACCATTGTGGGAGCGGAAATGACGGACCAAGAACTGGACAAGTGGACGGCTCCGCTGCATTTCGCGAGGCCCTTACCAGCTGTCGGTGAGGGCCTCACTCTCTCCCAGGTGAACGCCCCGGCGCGTAGGGTGACGTGTTCGAACGCGAATAATCCGTGGCGGCTGCACAACCCGGAATGTCCGTGCCTGCGCGTGAAGCCTGTCCGTGCGGTGGAGGCGTGGGAGGGCGAACTCCCCGCGATCATTCCCGACGATTGGAGCCCCGATGCGGCCTGACGAACAAGACGATATTGACGGTGTCGACCGTGACACAGACGCCTACCTGGAGTGGGCGGACGATGCGCTCGAGGCGGAGATGGATCGACAGTTGGGTGCGGGCTGGTGATCAGTGCGGACAGGTTTCTGGTGCGCGCTACCGAGCGTGAGCGTTGGCTGTCTGCTCGTGAAGGTGGCGTGTCGGCTACGACCGTGGCAGACGCGGCAACACCGGCAGGCTTTCAGACCGTGCTCGAGGACCGCCGAACCGGGCAGCGTGTTGCACCGAACGACTTCATGCTGTTCGGTGCGGAGTCGGAGCCGACGTTGATGGAGTTTTCCCATAGTGAGTATGGGATTCTTCCATCCGATTGGCTAATCGCGGGCGAGAACCCGAAGCATCTCGCAACCCCGGACGGTCTGTCTCTTGACCACACGCTGATCGCGGAATGCAAGACGACGGGGAAGGACTGGGAGAAGCCGCCCATCAGGTACCGCCGTCAGGTGCAGTGGCAGTTGCATTGCACGGGCGCGGAACGGTGTCTGTTCGTCTGGAACCTGCGCGTCCCTGACGGGTACGGCTGGTTCTATCTCGGATGGCTGGAACCGAAGACGCTCTGGATCGAGCGCGACGAGAAGATGATCGGCCAGCTCGCCGAGGTGGCGGAGCGGCTATTGGAGGTAGAAGCAAGTGAACGTTTTTGAGGCCTTCTCGCAAGTGATGGGTGCTGTGCAGGGGATCAGCAAGGGAGAGCGGAACCAGCAGCAAGGGTTCAACTTCCGCGGCATCGACACCGTTATGAACGCGGTCGGCCCGGCGTTGCGCGAGCACGGAGTCATTATCGTGCCAGACGCGATGTCGATTGAGACCGAACGGTATCAGACGGCGAAGGGCGCTGTGATGCAGGGCGTGATCGCGCAGATGCGGTACACGGTGATCGGGCCGGAGGGTGATTCGTTCTCTGGTTCTGCCTACGGTCAGGCTTCGGATAGCGGTGACAAGGCGGTGACGAAGGCTGAGTCGGTGGCGTATCGGACGTTCCTGTTGCAGTCGTTGACGGTGCCGACCGATGAGCCCGACCCGGACGCGCAGTCTCATGAGCGGACTCCGGTGGATGAGTCGGCGGTGCTGGATTGGGTGTCGGCGATGGAGGCGGCGGTCGATCTGACTGATTTGCAGTCGGCGTGGAGTGCGGCTGGCAAGGCGGGGGTGACGCGCGATCCGCGTGTGGTGGCGGCGAAGAATCAACGGAAGAAGGAGTTGACTGATGCAGCCGCGGACGCCTGATGTGATCATGTCCGAGATCGTGCAGACGCGTCACGAGTTGTCGCGCGGGTCCGACGCATTGTATGAGGCGGAACTCGCCGCGGAACGTGCCGAGGATGCCGCACAGCTCGCTTCAGACCGCGTGTATATGACTGCTGAGGGATCTGTGGAGGATCGGAAAGCGCAGGGGCGTGCAGCGTCCCAGGAGGAGCGTGACGAGGCGTTCGTGGCGCGGGCAGAGTTCAACCGAATTAGACAAAAGATCAGGGCGCTCGAAGCGTCGCTCGTGTCGCTCCAGTCGGAACTCCGCTGGGCCAGAGAGAGCGGCGCATAATGAGTAGATCATCCTTGCCGGAATCTACTGTCGCCCTCGTCATTCAACGTGACGGGGGCGTTTGCTTGTTGCGGCTGACTGACGACTGCATGAGGTTCGCGACGGTCGCGGATCATCGCGCGAACCGCGGCCAGGGTGGTGCGGGGCGTGTGCTTGATAACCCGTCGAACCTGGTCGGCGCGTGCGCGATCTGCAACGGGCATAAGGAGTCGCTGCCGGTTCGCTCAATCCTCGTGGATAAGGGGTTGCGGGTGGTCAGTGGCCGCACTCACCGGCACACGGCGCAGAAGGCGCTCGAGACGCCCGTGCAGTACCCGGACGGCCTGTTCATGCTGTGCGATTCGGGTCACCGTCACCCGCTACTACCGGACGGCACCTATGAGGAATGCCCTGAGCTATTGGAGGCGGCATGAGTGCATCGGATCGGACTCGTGCAGCGTGGGCGTTGATCCTTGCCCGAAAGCTCGATATGGGTGAGCTGCTGGATGGATATTTCGCGGTCCTGGATCGGGAGATTGCCGGGTCTGAGGATCGGGACACACGGGACTCGATGCTGCGCCTGTATGAGGCCGCAATCGCAGAGAAAAGCGTGAGAGAGGAGGTGGAAAGTGGCGAAAGATAAAAGGCTATTTGCTCGTCTTGATCTTGATTATGCGGATCACCCGAAGATCGTGGTGTTGTCCGATGCGGCATTCAGGGCACACATCACATTGATGTTGTACGCGAGGAAGTATCAGACGGACGGCCTCATAAATAACCGAGTCGCTAACCGAGTTGCTTCCGAGTGGGATACCGACGTGCTTACCGAATTGCAAACGAATGACGATGAGGCACCTTCACTAGTGAAGTTATCCACAGGTGACTACCTGCTGCATGGTTACGCCGACATGAACGAGACAAAGGCCGAAATCCTAGGCAGGCAAAGGCGAAACTCTGAGAACGGGAAGCGCGGGGGGCGTCCAAGAAAAACCGAGTCGGTAACCGACTCGCAAACCGACTCGGGTACCCAGAAAAAAGCAGAGACAGAGACAGAGACAGAAGTTAGTTCTAAAGAACTAACAACGCGTGCGCGTGAAGCGTTTGAGTCTGTCTGGCCGTCATGGCCAAAAAAGACCGAGAAAAAGAAGTCTCAAGAGCAGTTCGTTCGAGCTGCGAAACGTCTCGGGGCTGATGTTCTATCCGATCATGTGCGCCGCTTCGGTGAGGCGTACGCGCAATCGACGGATCGTCAGTATGTGCCCGCGCTTGCGGTCTGGCTGCGTAACGAGCGCTGGACGGACGAACTGCCACACGCGCAACGGGCGACGGATCCTGATGCGTGGATGAATCGTTCACAGTCGGAAGTGCCGAAGTGGAAACGCGAGTGACCGGCACCCAGGCCGAACGTCATCTACTCGCGTCGCTGATCGCAAACCCGAAGACTTACTCACTCACCGAGGGGCTGGTGAACCGCCCGGATTTCACAGACGACCGTCTTGGAGTCATCTTCGAGCAGATCGGTGTGATGCTGTCCCGTGGCGAGTCGGTCGGGACGGTGGAGGTCATCGACCGATTCCCCGCGTGGGGCGTTCGGGGCTTGACGGCGGCTGAGGTGTGGTCGTGGGAAACACCGGACACATACACGCATGGCGCGTCACAGTACGCGGCGGCGGTCAGGGGCGATGCTCTCCGTCGTCGTGCACGTGAGGCCGGCGAGTTGTTGATCTCGCAATCTCAGGATCGTGGCGTCTCACCGGTGGACGTGTTGACTCAGGCTCGAGGTTTGATCGATGCGTCGATTGATGGTACGGCGACGGGGAAGCTCGCGGCGAAACCGTTGTCGGAGATCCTTGACGGTTCGGATTCGTACGACTGGGTGATTGATGGGCTGCTTGAGCGGCAGGATCGCTTGATCTTGACTGGCGGTGAGGGTGCGGGTAAGACGACGTTCGCGCGGCAGATTTGCGTGATGGCGGCGGCTGGCCTTCACCCGTTGCATCGCCGGATGGATGCCCGCGGCTACAAGACAGCGCAGTTGATGAACCCGGTGAAGGTGCTCGTGATCGATGCGGAGAACACGGAGAAACAGTGGCGGCGCGCGACACGGTACACGGCGCGTCGTGCTGCGGAGGAGGGTGCGCTTGATCCTGCTCAGGAGCTGATGGTTGTTGCGGGGCATCGGATCGATGTGACCCGTGGTGTGCACTTGGGTGAGATTCACCGACTCGTGGACGTGCACCGGCCTGACTTGCTGTACATCGGGCCGCTGTACAAGATCACGCACGGCGCGATACAGACGGACGACGACGCGGCACCTCTGTTGGTTGCGTTGGATTCGCTGAGGGAGCGGGGCGTCACGTTGCTGATGGAGGCTCACGCGGCGAAGGGCGACGGGCACGGAGGTGTTCGTGATCTACGGCCTCGCGGGTCGGCAGCGCTGATGGGCTGGCCGGAGTTTGGGATGGGTTTGCATCCGGTGGATGACATGACGGTTGAGTTGAAGCGGTGGCGCGGGGACAGGGATGAGCGGCAGTGGCCGAAGTTCTTGTCTCGCGGCACGGAGTGGCCTTGGGAGGCGGCATGATCATGTTGGGTGAGGTGGTCACCGACTATTTGGAACGGGCGCGATGTTTCGTCCCTGAGCGTTACCCGGTGTTGAATCGAGAGCCGCGAGTCCAACTGGATCCGCGGCTCTGGCATTTGATCCACGAACGCGATGGTGGCGTGTGTTGGATGTGCGGCCAGACGGTCGCGAAGGGCGCAGGTGAGATTGATCATCTGGTGCCGAGATCGTCATTTACGGACGTGGTGGAAGCCGACCGGTCGTGGAACCTTCGGCAGGCGTGCATTCGCTGCAACCAGGGCAAGTCGAACTTCCGGGTTCCGGTACTGCCGCGAACGTTCGGGATCACTCACCGGTGCTGGGATTGCGTTGAGCGTCGCGACCTTGGCCGGCCTGATCCGGAACTGTTCCCAGAAGGGTTCGCGGAGTGGAGCCAAGATCACCCGGCACCCGATTTGTCGGTGCAGGCGTATTGCGGTTCGTGCGGACTCATGTCTTGGGTGCCGGGAGAGGAGTGGATCCTGTGATCGTGAAGTGGGATTTGGACCCGAAGACGGTGTGGCAGATGGAGGAGCGCGCCGAGCGGGCCGGGATGAGTGTTCCGGCGTGGCTTGATTTCCGGTACAGGCCGGTGCGGTCGGCGTCCGCGGAGGCTGGGGATCGTACCCGGTCGGAGGTTGAGCGTCTGCATGGTCAGGGCTTGTCGGATGCGGAGATTGCGATAGCGGTGGACCGGGTGCAGGAGCATGTGGCCAGGGTGCGGCGCGGGCTCGGTTTGAAACCGAACAGGAGGCGAGCATGATGTGGGAGATCCCGTTGCCGTACAAGTCGCCGCCGCTGTCGCTGAACGACCGCATGCATTGGGCGCAGAAAGCGCGGATCACGAAGGAGCTGCGGACCCTCGCTTACGTGCATGCCCGGAAGATCCCGGATCTCGTGAGATGCCATGTCGAGCTCGTCTGGTACGTGAACGACCGGCGCAGACGCGACAGTGATAACCCGTTCCCGACGCTGAAAGCGTTGGCGGACGGCCTGGTCGATGCGGAGATCGTGGAGGACGACACGCACGACCTGATGAGGAAGACGGTACGCATCGAATACGTGCCGAAGAGTGAACGCGCGGCGGGCCTGGTGCTCGTCGTCAGGAAGGAAGACTAATGGCGATTGTGCGACTCAAGGATGTTGAAGTTGTGCGGCTGAATAACACCGGTCACGGTGTGCAGGTTGCGGAGAAGTATCAGGTGGGCGGGAAGGACCGTCAAACTCGGTTTACGTTGTGGTTCAAGGAGCCGCACGGCTTACAGGTCGGCGATGTCGTCTCTGTGTCCGGGTTCCTTGGCGCGAAGGTTGGTGACCCGTGGCAGGGGCAGGACGGGCAGGAGCGGCGTTCTGTCGAATTGTCGGTGAACAGTCCGCGCATCGAGGCCGGAGACGCACAGCGTGGCGGGTCTGGCGCGAGTTCGACCCCGGTTGCGGGTGTTGGGTCATCCGATGGGTGGAACACGCCGCAGAACGGATTTGACGAAGAGCAGCCGTTTTGACCAACGAACGATCAACCAAGTTTGAGCCTCGTGAGATACGGGGCATTTTTTATGCCCGGTCCGTGACTTTACGCGGGCCGGGCCGGGAAAGGAGCCTGGGTGGGCATTCATCCTGTAACGAGTGAGGTGCGTTCGTCGGGCTGGTCTCGCATCCCCGGCGAAAAGGCGGAGCCGCTGAAAGCGCCGTTTCCGTATTTTGGTGGGAAAGGGCGAGCCGCGGAAGCAGTATGGGGCTTCCTCGGAGATCCGGGCGGATATATCGAGCCATTTGCGGGGTCCGCGGCGGTGCTGCTGGCGCGCGACCTGCGGGGCCGCAGGGTCGAGACAATCAATGATCTCGACGGGTGGCTCGTTAATGTCTGGCGGGCGCTGAAGGCCGACCCGCGTGGGGTTGCCGATCACGCATTCGGGCCGGTTACTGAGATTGACTATCATGCACGCCTGGCCTGGTTGCAGGAGCGGCGCACTGATGGGCTGGTGTCTTGGCTTGAGGGCGATCCTGACGCGCACGACGTAAAGGCTGCTGGGTGGTGGCTGTATGTTGCGGCGTGCGGGATCGGTGATCCGTGGGGGCCTGGCCCGTGGCGGGTGGTTGATGGGCGGCTGGTTGATTCCCGCAAGCTGCCGCACCTCGGGAACGCGGGGCAGGGAGCACTGACCGCGTACCTGACGCAATTCCAGAGACGACTCCAGCGGGTACGAATCACCTGCGGCGACTGGCGGCGAGTTCTTAAACCATCAGTAACCAGAGCTACCGCAGGGAATAGCCATGTCGGAATATTTCTGGACCCCCCCATACGCGACTAGCGGCGACCTGTACGCGGCGACAAACGACGGAAGCGTTGACCATAAAACGATCTCGTCCGAGGTTCGTGAATGGTGCATCGCTAACGGTGACGGGAAGCGGATCGTGCTTGCCGGGTACGGGGACGAACACGGCGAGCTTCTGGGGCACGGGTGGCATGTAGAAGCGGGTAAAGCGGGGGGCGGGGCCGGGTACAACAAGGATGCTGCGGCGGGTAAGCGTGAGCGGCTTTGGGTGTCGCCTGAGTGCTTGTCGGAATCCTTATTTTGAAGCCCTGCATGTGCGGGGCATTTTTTGTTTGGAGGGGCTGGCAATCGCTGGCCCCTCCACTGATTTTTGGAGACGAAACTAATGAAGAAACTCATTACGATCATCGCGGCGGCGGGCCTGGTGCTCACTGGTGCGGTGGCAGCGAACGCAACACCGGAAGACTCTGTGACCGTCTGGTGGCTCGTACCCGAGGATGCACGTTACGGCCCGTCAGATGATCCTCGCGGTGATGGGCAGCGTGTCGACGAGTCCGGGTTCCCGCAAGTACAGATCCCGGCCGGCCTGATCCCGTGCGGACGAACAGCCCAAGTGGACAGGTACACGGTCGCGGATGCGGAACGCATCACCGCTGACGGTGTCCTGCGCGACGGCGAGGACCATGACGCCGTGTTGGAGTGGCGGTTCGTTGATGCCGTATGTGACGGGCTCGCTGATACCGGGTCACCGTGGTGGGTTCCCGGTGTGGGTCTGTTCGTTGCCGGAGCCCTCTGCGGTTTGGCCGCCTGGTTGTTGGCGGCGGCACGGAAACGACGGAGCGAATACTGGCCACCGTATGAGCGCCTCCAGTGAATGCGAACGACACTACCGCGGCCGTGTGGTCGCTGGACGGAGGCAACAATGCCTGAGCCCTATTACCGGGACGACTGGGTAACGCTCTACCACGGTGAGGCTGAGGACATTCTGCCCGCCCTAGAGCCGGTCGACCATTTCATAGCCGATCCGCCCTACTCGAAGCATGTGCATAGCGCTGCGCGGTCGCGTCGCATGCAGTCAGCGAACGACCGCGGCGGTCGGTACGGGGCCGATCTGAGACGGAATGTGAATCTAGGATTCACGCACTTGACGGATGAGCTACGCAGGTTTCTCGCTGACGAAGCCTATCGGCTTACCAGCCGTTGGGTTTTGGTCTTCTCGGATACGGAGAGCGCCCACCTGTGGGCCGAGGAACTCGCTGATGCTGGCCTGGACTATGTGCGGACCGGGGCCTGGATCAAGCGTGGTGCGACGCCACAGTTCTCGGGCGACCGACCCGCAACGGGGCATGAGTCGATCACGATCTGTCATCCGAAGGGCCGCAAGCGGTGGAACGGGGGCGGCTCGCACGCGGTATGGGATGTACCGATCGTGCTGAACCGCGCTCGAGCGATAAAGAGCGAACGCATCCACCCGACGCAGAAGCCCTTGCGGTTGATGCAACTGCTCGTGGACCAGTTCACCGATCCCGGCGAGCTAATTCTCGACCCAACTGCAGGGGGGGTACGACCGGTGTGGCGGCGAAGCTGCTCGGTCGGCGCGCGGTTCTTGTGGAGCGGCAAGAGGCGCATTGCGAAGCATCGGCCAGACGCATCGAGGCGACTCAGATACCGGAGCTCGTGCCAGTCACCTCGACGGCCGTATTCGATTTCGATTTGGAAGGAGATCCCTCATGACCCCCGATAGCACCCGCGTCCTGATCGCGGAAGCGAAGCGTTTGATCGCGCACTGCAAGACATACAACTTTGGGATGTGGAGTGCCGACAGGCTGGCCCATGAGGTCGCGCCAGAATTGGTAGGCGCTCTTGAGGCTCGGCAGGTAGACGAAGCCAGAATCAGGACATTGATTGACCGAGCAATTCTCCACGCATCCGAAGAGGTCGGATTGTCAAACGACGAGCGGTGGGAGATTCGTGACGAGGCTACTCGCGCTGTGGTCGAGTTCCTGGGTGAGCGTCACGAATCGGAGCCGACTCGCGATGAGTATCGAGAGGCCTACGAGACGTGGAGGGAGGCCGGACGGGCAGCGCATCAAGCCCTCCTCACCATCTGGCGATCCGTCACCCCAGACTCTGAGCATTCGACTTTCGGCACCGATCCGCAGGTCGTGGTGGATGCGATTTTGACGAACCCGGTCGCACCCCAACCCAGCGAGAGCGACGCACTGATCGAGCGATTGTGGTTAGAAGCGTCTTACGTGAAGCCGATTAGCAAGGCCGCGTATGAAGCGTTGACGGATGCTGCTGACGCGCTATCTCGCGCTGCTGCACCCGCCGAGACGGCCATCGACCGGGAGAGTGTGCGCGAAGCCATCGGGGAAGTGCTCGCAGACCAGGAAGCATATTTTGAACGTGGTGACGGCAATGGGCTGGTGCCCGTTGCGAGCGATCTTGTAGCACTAGGAGAAATCACGGACGCCGCGATCCTTGCTGCTGTCTCGCCTCCGTCGCGTACTGCAAAACATACTGGAAAGAGCGCGGTTGGCCAGCATTCGCAGAAGATCACGTTGCGCGGGTTGCCCGTTCCGGGCGGGGAGGCATCATGACCATGAAGTATGTGCGCGACTACTACGGCGTGCCCGTCATCCGCGGCCGGAGGGTGACACTGGACGGCGTACCGGGTCGGATCACGAGTGCCGATTATCGACTCCGAATCAAGTTTGACAAAGACAAGCACACCTCGATAGTCCATCCGACAGAAGAGGGCCTGGTGTACCTCGGAGCATTCGGCAAACCACTATGGCCCATTCCGGGCGGGGAAGGGGAGATGAGCTAATGCCAATTCTAAATTACACCACCAGTATCGCGGTCGAGAAAACGATGGGCGAGATACAAGGCGCTCTCGCACGTCGAGGGGTCACCCGAATCTCAACGATCTATGCACCAGACGGCACCGCGGCGGGCGTCTCGTTCGTGATGCAAACCGAGTACGGTCTCCGCGAGTTCGAACTTCCAGTTCGCACAGACGGCGTTCTGGCCGCGATGAAGTCTGACTCAAAGATCCCGGCGTCGAAATGCACGCCCGAGCAGGCCGCCAGGGTGGCGTGGCGAATCGCAAAGGACTGGCTCGAANNACGGGCCTCTGGACGAGGGGAAGATGCCAAAGAACACTTCTGACGCCGACTGGTGTCCGCTGATCTACGAGGCGCAGAGCTTTGAGGATGCGCAAGAGCTTCACGCCCGACACCGGCTCGATACGGGACTTACTGGGCCATTTCGCCACGCCCGAATTGTTCGCCGTGCCGTCTCGCCCTGGGAGGTATACCGATGAGTGACCTCAAGCTAATCCACCAGGTCACCACCATGCAGAACATGAAGGGTGACCCGGTTTCGGGGAAGGATCGCGAGTCGTACTTTCTGCACGTACCTGACAAGGGCGCTGTCGAGGCGTGGAGAACCAAGTCCCCCGAAGGTTATGAGTGGACGGACAGCGGCTATTACGGCGGCATCGAGATTCACTACAAGCACGATCCCGGCGAAGGCTTCTGGGGTGCGAACATGCCGAGTTGCTGGGTTACGGGAGGTCAGTGCTGGACTACTGGTTCATCTATGGCGTTCGACCAGGTAGAGCACTTCTTTGACAACCCGGCCTACGTGCGCGCGGTTTTGATCGAGTGGGCAGATGGACGGCTGGTATTCGAGAAGGAACGTGATGACGATGAGTGACCTGATTGACGAGGCGAACACGCTTCTTGCCAGGAATCAATGGGCGAGCGGCTGGGGTGTGGAATCCCTCGCTGAACGTTTGACCGATGCTCTCGAAGCGGCCGAGGCGGAGCGTGATGCTGCCCTGGCCCGTATCGCAGAGCTAGAAGCGGAGCTTGAGGTCGCAATGAGGCCGCATTCTGAGTGTGAGCGAAGCGGTGCGGAAGCGGGGGAGCGGATTGTTGATCTTGAGGGCGATCTGGCGGGGGCGGAGGCCCGTATCGCTGAGGCCGCGAAACTGCACTACGAGGAGGATCACGAGTGTGTTGAGTGTTCCTTTGAGTCGATGCCTGACGTGGGATTTCGAGGTGTAAGTGTGCCGTGGCCGTGCCCGACAGCGGTTTCGCTTGGGCTGAACGAAGGAGAAGGCGATGACTACTGACAACCGAACGAACGAGCAGATCGTTGCGAGGGCAATGAGCGGTGGCAACAGTGCATACTCGACGCATGATATTCAGGTGGTCGCCGCGGTCGCCGCTCTCCGTGCTGCTGGCCGTCTTGTGGAGCCGCCGACCGACAGGGAGAAGCTGTTCGAGGAGGCAGAGCGTCTGATTGATGCACGCGGGGAGGATCGCTCGGACTCACGAATCATTCGGAGGCTTATAACTCTCACCGCCGCTGGTGTCGCCTCGCAGGGCTTTGGGGAAAGTGTAACTGTTGCGGCATCCCCAAAGTCGGGCAAAGACCGCGAGAAGCTAATCGCGGAGGCGAAGGCTCAGGCGATGTTCATGTGGCCCTCCTATCCGTCGGCGGGATTCTCCGGGGCGGATGATCGACAGCAGGCATTCATCGACGGTGCGCTGTATGCGTTCGATGCCCTGAACGGTGAGCTGTCATGACGGCACCTGGCCCTCTGAGGTGGAAGTTTGATGGTGGTCGTGGCGCGATGCTCGACGAGGATGACCAGATCGTGGGGTACTGGAATCCGCGCCCGCTCGACCCGGTGAAGGTGGCCGAGGTGATTCAACAGAACTGCACCTGGACGAAGATTATGGACGACGGCTACCCGAGTACCGGCTTCAACACTCCGTCGGATATCGCCCGCGCTCTCTGTGAGGCGTACACGGAAGGGAGGCTGACGTGAGAATCTGGCATCTCGTCAAGCTTGGGCACTCCATCAGAGTGAACCGCAACATCTCAGTACCGGCCTTCGATCCCAGCGCAAAAGGCTGGCTGTGGGTCTGTGAATGCGGAAGGACGTGGGCGCGATGAGCGAGACAGAAGAGCGCATCAAGCGAGAGTGGATGAAAACTCACGCTGGCTCGGGCTTCGAGGACCTTTACGAGCACGAGTGGGACACGATGATCGCCGAGGTTGAGGGTGCCGCCGCAGCACGGGCGCTCACTGCCGCCAGTGAAGACTTCCGCAAGGCTGCTGCCGCGGGAGTGGAGCCAGTCTTGAACCTCACTGCGGCGAGCTTGCTGGCGCAGCGCGCGAAGAAGGTGGCTCGCGGGGAGAGCGTGAGCCCGGCCTATGACTCATCAATCACGCGTGCTCGCGCTGCCGAGATACGGGAGACCGGCTGATGGCCTGGCACTGGTATCGCTGCCCGGATTGCGACTGGCATGTGACGACTCGGAGTCCGGAACGGAATGCGGTGTTGTGGGCTGAGCATTTCAGGACGGCACACGCCGAGATACGAGAGAGGAAGAGCGAATGAGCGACCTTGAGGCAATGTATTTTGCGGCAGTGGTCCGCGCCGAGGCGGCAGAAGCAGCGATAAAGCGGGCGCGGACGGTCCCGACGCGCCTGCCCTACAACGACGACCCGAACGCGTGGTCGGCTGATCCGCTGGACGGATACACGGCTGAGGAAGCTTACGAACGGGGTGTCCTCGACGCTCAGGCCGCTTTCGCTCCCGTAACAGAGGAAGGAGACGAGGATGGAAGGCAAAATGCGACTCATCAAGAATGAACTTGAAGCATTGAGCGTCGCCGTGAAGATCGTAGACGCTCAAGAGAAGCTACTGATCGCATACCGGATCGGGGGCAGGCCACCCGGCGGGGCGATTGACTATCTAACGATGCACAAGCCACGGCTCGAAGAGTGGCGGGAACGATCATTGAGGGAGGCGCGATGACCACCTATCCCTCCTCTGTAGCAAGAGAAGCGGCGGAGCGTCACTTCGACATGAGAACTCGGGGCATCTGGCGAGGATGGCCCGACAATCAGCGGGAAGACGCAGTGGAAGATTTCATCGACGGCTTCACTGAGTGCGCGTCACGACTCCCCAGCGAGGAAGAGATCGCGGAAGTGCTCGCTGGTGGGGCTTGGGCGTTGATGGATCGAAAGACGCGCGCCATGCACCTGATCGATGCTGATGCCGTGCTCGCGCTGATAGGGGAGAAGATCAGTGGGCGTTGAAGGCTTCTCTGGATGCAACGGGTCGGGGATGTCGTGTCGATCAAGATCCTGCCCGACGTGCGGAAGTTCGCGAAGGCGCTTGCTGCACTTGCCAACATCAATCGTTCAACCAACATCGCCTGGCGAGATCCAGTACTGCCCACGGAGCGTATCCGGCATGAAGCAATCACGGCTGGGGATCTTGGCCGGCTCGGCACATCAATCATGGAGGTAGAGGGTGCAGAACACTGAGAGAGCTGTCGAACGGTTAACGTGCGAACATTCCGAGGTCATCGACGGCGCGGTTGGGACGAGTGAACCGTTGCTCGACATGCTGAAGGAAGCCCGCTATCCGTCATTGGGTAAGAGCGTTGGCGGGGCAGGCGAGGGGATGATGCTCAACGTGCAAGCTCTCGCGCTCTACGAGAACATCGACGGCATAGTCCGATCCTGGCTCGCCTACTACCGCCAGCCTCACGCCGGGGATCTGATCCCGCTGGTGAGGAGACTCTACGAGACCCTCCAAGCTGAACATGCAGGCGGACGACTGGAAGACCCCGAACGCATGTTCTCCATGTTCCCGACGTGGGTCCAGCAGATCGAGGACAACTTCGATCCGCCTCACGAGTACGAACTCACGGCAGATTGCCCGGAGTGCAGTGAGAGTCATGTCACTGACGAGAACGGGAAGCAGAAGCGAGCCGTTCGGGTGCCGGTGAAGGCCGGCCGAGCAGTCATCGCGGAGTGTTTCGCGTGCGGAAGGATGTGGGCCACGCGAGACGAACTCACCGCACTCGCTGAGGCAATGGGTATCGAAGTCGACTGGGTGGGCCTTCGGGAGCTTTTCGGCGACACGCAGAAAGTAGTTACACCGCTGTAATTTTCAGGTATACTGAGGTCACGCACATTTCGCGACCCTTCAAACAGCCCCCGGCCTCTGGCTTGGGGCTTTTTTCGTCAGGGCGTTCTCTCCGCCCTCTAATCCGGTGTGGCTCCCCGGTTGACGACAAGTTGAGCCCATGCTCGTTCGAGGCGCACTCGTGGCGAGCGCCCGCCCCCGGCTGTTTCTGAACCTGGGGGCGGGCCAGACCTCCCGGCGTGACGGGACGCCTAAAGCCTCAAGCTTATGGATTCATCGGAGCGGCGCTGCAGCCCGCATCACGCATTCTCTGTTCGTCTAACTGGCAGGACACCGCGCTCTGAACGCGGCAATCGAGGTTCGAATCCTTGACGGAGAACAACACACTGGCGACGGCTGGTGTGGGGAGACGCACGTTAACCGGACGCCGGTCGAGGCATCGCGGGTCGTGCACACTGGGGGCTTAGCGGCCTGCCCTTAGCGGGGCGAACTGGTGGTCCGTCGAATGGGTGGCTAATCATTGATTGCGAACTCGACTAGACGGTGGGGCGCGAAATGCCTGCGCCTCCTCCCAACTCTTCTTCCGCACCGTAGCGTGCGATCCCCACCACATTCTTGCCCGACCGATCCGCGCACAACACTCATTCTGGGATGCGAGCCGGGCAGTTCTTGTTCCAGTGTCGCACCGCCACTGATACACCATCACGGCTTCACGGTCTGAGACCTTACATGTCACCGGGTGACGGCACTGGAACCCCCTGGAGGTTGTTGTGGACCTGATCGAAGCGTTGCAGTCGCCGCCCGCTGATATTCGGACGCAACGTCCGAAGCTTGACGTGTGGATGGAATCACGTACCGAGCAGGAGCAAGAAGCGTTGAGGCGTGCCGCCGTGGATCCGGCGTGGATGCATACGGCGTTGCGTGCGGTGTTGGTTGAGGCGGGTGCGCCTCCTGTTTCTGCGGGGGCTGTTGCTGAGTGGCGTCGGAAGCTTGGTTGGCGGCGCGAGTGATCGTGTTTTAGGGGGTTCGCGTGAATCTTGAGGACGCGTTGAACAACCCGCCGACCCCGCCCGAGAATATGGGCAGCGTTGATGTTGGCCCTGAGGGTGGCGAGTTCCGTGACATCAGGTCGGATAAGCCGCTCACGGACTGGTCGCATGTTTTTGAACGGTTCTACCTGGACCCGGAGAAGTTCATCATTGTCGATGACACGGTACGGGTGTCGCACTGGCAGCAGTCGGCACGGTCTAAGAGTGGTGACCGTGACCTGATTGATTTGTATTCGTATCGGGCGCAGTTCCGTAAGCGTACGGAGATGGATGATCTGGATCTTCCGGCGTTGTATGCGGCGTCACGGAAGGTTAAGAGTCTTGCTGCGGGGGTGCGTGAGGATCGTGCAACGGTGGTTGTGTGGTCTGACCCCCAGATTGGTAAGACTGGCAGTCGGGGCGGGACCGAAGAATTGTTGGCGAGGTCGCACCGGAAACGGGATGCGCTTGCACGGTTGTTGAAGCAACGCAAACCATCACACTGTGTCCTGCTGGATGGTGGTGACGGCATCGAGGGGTTCGAGTCGGGCGGTTCGCCCATGTTCTTGAATGACCGGTCCCTGTCGGCGCAGCTCGACTTGTACGGCACGGAGATGCTTGAGTGGATCAAGGTGTTGCACGGGTACGGGCCGGTGATGGTTGCCGGGGTTCCCAGCAACCACGCACAGTGGCGGCACGGGAAACAGACGCTCGGTAAGCCGTCCGACGACCTTGGCCTGTTCATGCACCGGCAGGTACGAAAAATCGCTGAGGCAGCGGATCTCGCTGTTGAATGGCATTTACCTGCTGACTGGGATGATTCGGTAGCGGTAGACGTGTACGGAACCCGCACCGGGCTCGTGCACGGCAACCAGTTCAATCCCGGCCAAGCAATCTCTTGGTGGGAGAAGCAGGCCTTCGGTGCACAAGCTGTCGCGTCGGCGGACGTTCTGGTGCATGGCCACTATCATTCGTTCTCGGCCGGCGTCGCGGGACGCAACCCGGTCAATGGGCGGCAGCGGTGGGCGCTGGGGGCCCCGACGCTCGATAACGGGTCGGACTGGTATCGGAACGTGCAGGGCCGCGACTCCGATCCCGGGGTAATGGTGTTCGACATCACCCCTGACGGGTTCGACCTGGCCTCTTTGACGATCCTATGATCTCGGGCATGATTGGCACATGCTCACTCATCGTTGCGCGTTCTGCGGGAACCAATCACACCTCACGGCGAGACACGGGCGCGTAATCGGCGCAGAGTACAACAGCGACGACTACACCTACTACTTCGATCTTGAGGTTGCCGCCACATGCGATTCTTGCGGCAGGTATAACGTCGCAACCGGGAAATCTCAAACGAAACGCAGTGGCAATGCACCCAGCGACTTGGCGTCGGGCAATGAGATTGTTGAATATGCAGAGAGGATGGGAGTCATGGCTTGGTCTCCGCCATCTATGGTGCAAGCCGACACCGAATTTCTGCCGGCAAATGTCGGCGCATTCCTGCAAGAAGCACACGACACGGTAGCTGTCGGGGCCTTCCGCGGGACGCTCTTGCTTGTGCGCAGCGTGATTGAAGCAACCGCAAAGGACAAGGGAATCGACAAGGGCACACTGGTGCAGAAGGTCGATAACCTGCACGCGAACGGCCACATTCGCACCGGCACTAAGGACATGGCTCACGCACTACGCATCCTCGGCAATGACATGGCCCACGGTGACATCGCCGAAGTGCCCACCGAGGAAGACGCCCGCGATGCGTTGATGATCGCCCGTTTCGTGCTCGATGACGTGTATGTGGCTGACGCTCGAAGGGCAGACATCATGCAGCGGCGAGGCAAGGCCTAAACCGCAACTTACTGAAACCCCCGGAACGCGACCGGGGGTTTCGTGTTTCCAGGGAGGCTGATCATGTATGCCCCTGGCTAGAGGAACAGGTCAGCTAGTTGCAGCTCTAGCTTGAATGGCTCCATCTCGCCTTGCAGTAGCGGTGCTCCGTTGCTTCGACGCACGGAATCGTCCGTATACCAGTACAACTTGTGCCGCCGCGGGAGCTTCTGTTGAGCATGCTTGACGGCATCCTCCATCTCGAAAAGCCATACGGTGTCCGTTGACAGATCAGCGAAGGCCATCAGGTCTGCACCACATTCGGGATTGAAGTTCCATCCGACCGAGGACTTCCCGACACCGCCTGAAGGCCCGGGCCGTTCTACGGTTTTCACCTGGATTGTGTACGCCTTCGCTCGGGCTGGCGCGTAGGCGACGAGGTCGAGTCCGGAATCGGTGGTGAGTCTCGCGCTGTCGATGCCGTGTTTCAACAGCTTGTATTGGACAAGGAGTTCTCCTGCTGCACCGATGTGTTGAGTGCTCATGCTGGAAAGACTATCTCGGAGGCAATGATGCCCACGAAGACTCTGACACGCCCTATCGAGGTGCAGGTCCCTGATGAGGAAGGCGCATGGCAGCTACCATGCGACAGCGACGACATAGGAGCGGACTGCGACTAATGAGCGAGACCACGCGCGCAGCACTCGACGCCGCCATCCAGACCCACATCATGGACGAGTACGAAGGCGACCAGGCAACAGCCTGGGTCGTCATCGCAGAAACGACGTCGATCGGTATGCTGGATTACGGGGTGGGTTCCATGGTCGTTGAGGTGCGCGACATGCAGTCCGCCTACCTGTCGACGGGGCTCATCTATTCGGCCCTCACACAGGAGCCCGACGATGACTAGCTGTGAGGTGTGTGGGGCCGAGTATTCGAGTCCTTTGGCTGCAGCGTTGTGCGCGGAAGACGACCGCGAGGCAGACCTGCACGCACGGCAAGCACTCCGAGGGAGAGCAAAGTGAGTGGCAAGTACAGGTTCAACAACATCACGCTCGGAAAGAACAGCGTGACAGTCGACGGCCACGAAATCGACGGCCACATGATCACCCACCCGGTTCACATCCACTGGGGCGGAGACAACAAGATTGGCCCTACCGTGACGCTCACCCTTGTAGCCGAGGAAGTCACCCTCACCGACGAAGTGCGGGAACACCATCTGAAGAACGGACTCGACGCCATCACCGAGAGCGGGACGCTTCACCACCGGTAGGAGTCGACTATGCCAGCAGCAGGTAGGCCCTGGCGTAGGGAACGGGCAGCATTCAAATCAGACTGCCAACGCGCCAACGCACAGTGCTGGCTATGCAACGGAAAGCGCGGCCCCATCGACTACACCACGACACATAAGCCACTGAGCTTCACCGTCGACCACGTCACACCGACAAGCCTTGGTGGAGACCCGCTACGACGCGAAGGCTGGAAGCCAGCACACTACAGCTGCAACTCATCACGCGGCAACACGACACGAGGAACCTTCCCAACCTCACGCCAATGGTAGGGGCACGGCAGGACACCATCCGACACGGCCCAGGCACCCACCCCGAGCCCTGACAGCGCGGGAGCCCTCCGGGGCGGCGTCCCTTCTCTCCCCATAGGAAAAACGGCTTCAGGAGGCTCTGGTGAGTGTTCTGCGTGAGGTGTCGTCGGCTCTTGAGGGTATCGAGTGTGAGGGGTGGCAGCGCGAGCTTGCGTTGTCGTTGGCGATGGGCATGGATGAGTCTCCGAATGCGTCTTTGGCGAAGGAGTTGAAGGCGCTGATGGGTGAGCTTGGGGCTGAGCGGCCGGCTGAGGTTGGTGATGTTGCTGATGAGCTTGCTGCTAAGCGGGCGGAGCGTCGCGCCAAGAGTTCGTAGTGTTCCGGAGTATTCGTTCACGTCGGGTGTTGAGGCTGTTGAGCTGGCGGAGTCGGTTGGGCTGATCCCTGATGAGCACCAGCGTGCCGCGGTGTACGACATTCTGGCTGAGGGCGATGACGGCAAGTGGTCGGCGTTCGAGTCGGCGGTGTTGGAGCCGCGGCAGAACGGGAAGGGCGGGATTCTCGAGGTTGTCGATCTCGCTGACTTGTTCTTATTCTCGGTGGCTCAGCGTGACTTCTTGTCTATCCATACGGCGCACGAGTTCAAGACGGCGCAGGAGGCGTTCAGGCGAGTCCTCTTCTGGGTCGAGAACAATGATTGGTTGCGGAAGAAAGTTGCCCGGATTCGTACCTCCCACGGTGAGGAGGGCATCGAGCTTCTGACGGGCGCCAGGCTTCGCTTCCTGGCACGGTCGAATGGTTCCGGCCGCGGCTTCTCAGCGGACCGCCTCACCTACGACGAGGCGTACGATCTGCCGGAGGAAACGGTGGCGGCATCGCTGCCGATTATGTCCGCCCGCCCGAACCCGTCGCTGATCTACACGTCCTCGGCTCCACTGAACGATGTGAAGGGCGCGGTGCTGCGGCGCGTGATGGCGCGCGGCCGGCAGGAACCCGAGGAGAAGGATGGGCCTCCGCGTAGGCAGGATCCGAACCTCTGCTACATCGAGTATTCGGCTGATCCGAAAGCTGATCTCGATGATGAGGACGAGTGGCGGCGCGCGAACCCTGGGGTTGCGTCTGGCCGGATCACGATCGAGTTCATCGCGAAAGAACGTGCCGCACTGTCGGAGGTTGCATTCGCTCGAGAGCGGCTCGGGATTCTTGACGAGAATCAAGGCTCGTCCGTCATCGACTTGGCGTTGTGGGACGAGCAGGGTGACGAGCTGTCGTCGCTGCTTGATCCGGTTGCGTTTGCGATTGATGTTTCCCCAGATTCTGCGTGGTCGTCGATCGCGGTGTGTGGCCGGCGTGCGGACAGGAAGATGCATGTCGAGGTTGTGGAGCGTCGCCGGGGCACCGGGTGGGTCATTGACCGCGTTGAG